CGCGTCGCGCTCGATGCCCGACAGCATGCGCAGGCGGACGGATCCGCCGATCTCGGGAACCTCGACGTCGCGGGTCTTGCCGGCCGCTGCCGCCAGGATCGAGTCCCTAGTGAGGAGCGCCATCAGTTGAACGCCACGACGCCGCTGATGCGGATGTCGACGCTGGCCTTGACGATCTGGTTCACGCCGCCGGTCTCGCTGAACTTCTTGACGAAGCCTTCGAAGGCCCGGACCTTCAGGTTCGGCAGAACCATGCGGAACTGCTTCGTCGCGCCGGCAGTCTTCGCCACTCGCAAAGCGGTCTGGCCGGCGTCCGTGTTGTCGACGTCGACCGTCAGCGACATCTGGCCGAAGTCCTGCAAGCCGGCCGCGTACTCCATCGCGCCCGACTGCATGTTGGTTTTGTCCAGCTCGGAGGTCGAACCGTCGAAGCCGCTGTAATCCTTGACGTTGTTGATCGCGACCCAGGTCTTCGGGGCTGCCGTGCCGCTGGTGCCGGCGGTGGCATAGGCCGACGAGTCGATCGCGACGGTGAAGCTGGTGCCGGTTGCAGCGGTCACGATGCCGAGCAGGCCGAAGATCTCAGGCATGCCGGTAACGGTGCCGAACTTGACGACGTCGTTCACGGCGAGCGTGTTGGTCGCCGTGACGACTGCCTGTGTGGCCTTCGTGATCGCAGTGATCGTGATCGCTGTTCCATCGGTGCCGCTGACGGCGACGGTGGTTCCTTGTGCCGAGATGGCGGTGCTGACGGGCATGCGAGCCTCCAATGAAAAAAGCCGCCGGGCGAGATGCCGGGCGGCTGGTTGCGGAAATGAAAAAGGCCGCTCAGCGGCGGCCCTTTGGGTGCTTCGGTTGGCTTATGTGTGCAGGTTGACCCACGCGTTGTTCGCGATGTTTCGGGCCACCCGCACCGTGCCGGTGATGTTGAAAACGAGGTCTCCGGGCTGAGGCGCGTTCACGTTCGCGATGGCCGTCCTGGCGCCGCCTCCATGCAACCGCAGATTGCCCGCGGTCTTGGTGATGGAGTCAGCGTCGCGGCCGATGTTCTCCATCCTGAAGCTGTAGGCGGTGGCCGCGGTCAGCGTCTGGAATGGGTTGTTCGTCGGCGCCTGGATCTCGTTGTAGCCGTTGACGAACAGGTTAGTCGGCCCGGCAAAACTTGCCGCGAAGGCGCAGGCAGTTCCGGCCCCGAGCGTCAGGCTGTTGATGAAGACGTTGATCGACGAGGTCGTGTTCGCTGTGATCACGGCGCCGGCGACGTTCGTGATCTGACAGTTGTTCAGCGACAGGGTATTGACGATCGAAGTCGACCCGACGGACGCGATGAACCCTCCTGATGTGGTCCCGGTCACCGAGACCTTCTCGACCGTCATTCGGCCGATGGCGCCCGTCCCCGTGTGCGAGATCAGCGCGACCCCCGAATTGACGTTTTGCTGTTCAAGCATCGACACATCGAGGGTGCCGATGGCCACGGATCCAGTGATCGCGATCGGGGACACTGTCCACGGTGATGCGGCAGCGATCGGGATGCCGGTGTATAGGTTTTTGACCGACAGCTTGCCGATGGTCCCGCTGCCAGAGATCGAGACAGCGTTCGACGATGGGGCATTGACCCGGACGTCTTCCAGCGTGATGTCTGTCCAGTGCGAGACCGTCCCCGCGGCGATCTCCAGAGCTTTCGACACGACGTTCGTCAGGTGAATGTTCCGGATCACCAAGTTCTCGCCATTGGTGTCATTCATGCTGGTCGCGGGGTAGTTCGCGAAGAACACCCCCGAGGATCCGACACCTCCGACCCCGTCAATCGTCAGCCCGTGATAGGCATATTCCGCCGGACCGTAGACCGCCACGACCGCGAACGCGACCGAGGTGCCTTCCGCGATCCCCGCGACATCCCTGATCGTGACGTCGTACATGTCCCCGGGGTATTGGTAGGGAAAATTGAACGCCGTGAAACCAGATTTTCCGCAGACGTCGATCGTCAAGCCGACGATGTTGTCGTTCGATGCGGCCTGAGTGCCGGTGACCTGGGCGTCTGAGTGCCACCCGGACAGATGGACCGTGTCGCCGCTGTTGCTTGCGCTGTAGCGGTCCTCACCGCCGATGTTTCGCACCCGATAGTGCTCGACGTAGTTGGAGGCGATGCACCACGTGAAGCCGTTGTTGACCTGGATCTCAGAGATCGAGACATAACGCGCGTTGTGCGAGTAGATCAAGCACCCGCGCGGGTCGCCGGCCCCGAATAGGGTTTGGTTCTGTCCGTTCCCGTCGAGAGTGCCCAGACCTTGGATCTGGATGTTCTGGTCGACCGGAAAGACGTAGCATCCGAGGTTCGTGCTGCCGACACCAGTGACCCCGGACCCGTTGCCTGGGGTGACGTTGGCGATCTCGAATGTGAGCTGGTTCGCTGTGGATGTCAGGACCCGGTGGATGCCGACGTAATACTTGTTCACCGCGGCATATAGACCCTGCTGGTCGGTGTCCATGATCGCGATGTAGTCGCCGACGTTGTAGAGGCTTCCGATCCCTGTCGCCCCACATGTCGCGTACCACGTGCCAGCCGCGTTGTTCCATCCCGTCATGCTGGTCAGGAGCAGGCCGGCGGTGCGCGAATTGGCGTTCGTGAAGAAACCGCAATTCGCGCCGTTCAGCAGCTTGAGCGTGACTCCGGCGCCGATCGTGATCGACGCTCCGGATTTGACGAACATCGTCGCGTTTGTGTAGTAGATGCCAGGGGTCAGGATCTGAATTGACCCGGCGTTGTTCAGCGCGGCCTGGATCAGTGCCGTGTTCGCCGTTGCCGCTGCTGTGGTGTTCGCTGTCGACAGCCCGAAAACAGTGCCGGCGCCGATCGGTTGAAACATCGGCATGTCTTACCACTCCCGCGCGGTGAAGGCCTGCGACGTCGTCGCGCCGATGATGCTGACAGCGCCGGTTCCCTGTCCGCCTGGGGGCGATTCGTAATACACGCCGCTGGCGATCTTCAGCGAGGGCTGAGACTGAACCGCCGTCACCAGCGCAGACACCCACAGGTCTCCGGCGCTGTTGTTCTGGATCGCCCATCCCAGGCGCGCGGTGTTGGCCGCCATGAGCTGCTGCGCGGTGCCGCCGGCAGTGATCGTGCCGCTGCGATCCACGAGGCCGCCCTGAGCCATTACGACGGGCAGCGAGTTGGCCGCCGCCGTGGTCGGCCCGGTGGACGGAACCAGCGCCGCGGTCTGCGCCGTGCCGGTCGAGTCCTTGATCGTGATGGTGCCCATTTAGATGCCTCCGACGCTGACGAGCGCGATATATGAGCTGTTGTCCGCAGCCGAGAAGTCGAGACTCAAAACGGCCGATGTCAGCGTGTCGATGTTCCAGACGCTGTATTCCTTGATGACCCGATATGCCCGCACTGCGTCTTCGTACAGGTCCGCGCTGCTCAGTGGCACGTTCTGCGTCGCCCACGCCTGCATCGCGATTTCGAGGGCGATCTCGATGGACACCGCTTCGCTGATCTGTCGCGAGAAGATGTCGATCTGGAAACGCGTGTTCTGCAAGCCGCTCGGACCCAGCAGGGAGACGTTCGGCGTGCTGCTGATGCGGGTGAAGACAATGAACGGGAATACCGGAGGCTCGGTGGTGTTGACCCCGTACCACGCGCCATTCGTGGCGAGCGGGTTCAGGATCGCCCGCAGATCCTCGACGACCGTGCTCATGTCGGTTGTTTGCGCACCGGAAGGATGCCGGCGACCACCAGCGTGTCACCGTTGGCCGCGGTCGCCTGGCAGCGGAGTCCGTAGTTCGTCAGATCAACGCCGCCGAGCACCCGCTGGAGCACCATGGCGCCGGACACTTGCGCGCTGCCCGATAGCATCGCCGACGGGCTCGGGTCGGTGGTGTACGACCACATCACGGTGTTCGTGACTGTGGGGGCCGTGACTGCGGTCGTTTCTGCGCTGAAGTCGAAGGTCACCGTGATCGATTCGCTCGGGTCTTTGGTCGGGAATGTCGTGCTCATCGGTTGCCCCAAGTTGCAACGCGGGTGACAGCGTCACCCGCGGATGTCCATGATCGCCCTGG